TCTAATTCTTTTATAGCCCCTATCAGGTGAGTTATCATTTCGTCACCGCTGTACGACAATGCTTGCAAAACTATATTGCCATCTTCGTCTACGGCATCTTTTTCACCAACAACTAAATTTGGTAAGACTTCTGCCACTTCGTGAGCAATCATCCCTGTTTTTACGGCACTTGTGTCGGTTGTATAAGCACTTCTATGGGTGAATGTGACGGGTCTTAGAGCTTTAATTTTAGCTAACGAACCCGATAAGTCCGTAATGTTTTCTTTCTTACGGTAGTCGGACACGTTAACAAAAGACAAACCACTACCATTTCCCTGTACGCTTCCCTCAATGGTTTGGCGAGTTCTGTATTGAAGTACCATCTGTGTAGCAGACAAAGAGTTTATGTTATTTACAACAATAGCCTCTGTGCTTGCACCGTTAGTATCATTTTGTATGCCAAGAAAACCAGAAGGCTGTTGCTGAACGCCCGTAACATTGGTGTCGCCTGCATCAAAAGTTAAATCCCAACCAGTGGAAGTTACTACTGCTGTTCCCGCATGAGTAATCCGCATACGTTCAGCTACGGTAGAGCCGCTGTCTCCGTTACCAGAAGAACCAGTGCCAAATACTAAATCACCAAAGCCATAACCCGAACCACCGGTGGAAGTGGTAGTTTCAACTCCAACATAAGAAACTTCTTTACCAGCACCCCAGTAGCCGTGGTTGAACGACAGCATCTTACTTAGGCCGTTTGCTGATCTCTGAGTACCACCAAAGTTTAAGTAGTTTTGTGTGGCGTTTGCGGCCCCCGCTGGTCTAAACGCATATAAAGGTGCGCCTGTGTCTGGAGATAGGCTAGTGGGGCTACCATAATAGTTAAACCCAAAGCCCCCATCGTTACTAATCCGCATACGCTCGGTTGTGGAAGCAGCACCATCTGCGGCAGTAGAAAACACAAGTCGTCCGGGCATGTCATTAGCCCCCGGAGTTCCGTCAACATATCCATGAATTTCTGCTGATGGAACAAGGTCCGCACCATCGGCACCTTGCATAGAAAGAGCGCCCAATCGGTCTCCGTCACTAACAATTTGAGCGCCAGTCCCCCTTGTTTTCCCAAGAAAAATACGAGGTCCGTCAGCGGACGCAGCATTTTGAGTTGCGCTTATTGATGATTTTGCGGTGGTGCCTCCTTCAACTTGAAAGTGAGGGTTAACACCATTCTGGTAGAAATCGTCTCTGGAGTCATCTATCCCAATCAAAACCCGCTGCGAGGAATCAATCCGCATAACTTCCGTTGAGGAGCCGCCATCACCTGTCTTGAAAACAAGTTCACTGCTGTCTTGGTTGGATGCACTTGCATTTTCCATGACAATTTGCGCAACGCCAGACGAACCAGCGTTAAACTGCATGGCTACAGCGTTAAGAACCCCAGCGTTAGCATTGCTGTTTTCAAGCGTTAGTGCTGTGTAGCCCCCGTAAACAGAGCGGGTGTTCTTTGTGCTGTAGTAGAAGGAGGCAAGGCCATCACTATCAATCCGCATCCTCTCCGTTCCAGTAGCAGCACCATCCGCCGTTGTGTAAAACTCAAGGCGTCCGGGCATATCGTTAGAACCGGGAGTTCCATCTACTCTCACCCTTATAGCCGCACCCTGCGTAGTCATATCTACGCCGTCATCACCTGCAAAAACAATATTGCCTAAGTAGTCACCGTCTACAACAATCGCATTAGAACCAATCGCAGAACCTCGGCTTTTTCCTATAGCATATGCCCCACCGCTTACGTTAGCTCCATACCTAGTAATACTCATAGAACTGCCTTGGTAGCTAGTATCCTGAAGCATTAGCTTTGACGCATAGCCTCCGGGGTCACTAGCAGAGTCATAAGTGTCAAAACCAATCAAAACCCGCTGCGACGAGTCGATGGTCATCGACCTTCCACTGTTGGTATTAAAGACCATGCTGGAGCCTTCAGCGCCCAAAGTTACCACAGATAAGTTGCTCGTTAGGGGCGTAGTATCATCAGCGAAACCAATGGTGGCGGTAGTATCTCCAGACCTGAATATTGCTACTTGGTTAGTGGTGGCGTGTGTCACGTCTAAGGCTGTGTACGGGGTGGCCGACCCAATGCCCATTTGTGCAGCACCGCCCAGAATTAAATCATCTGTTGATTGATCCCAAAGCATATAAGCTCCAGCAGTAGCGCCAAAGAACTTAACGTCATAGCCAGTGTCGTTAACGCCGACTGTAAAGGTTCCATCAAGTTGGATATTGCTGTCGATGTCTAAGTCAGCATTAATGTCTAATGCCTTATCAAACTTAACAGCTTCAGATCCATCTGTGGTGACAAATGTCATGTAAGCGTTATTGGCTTCTTCAAAGACCAAAGCAGCCGCATTGTTATCTAAAAACTTTACAGATCCAGCAGCAGCAAAGTCTACAGCTCCATCACCACCGTCCAGCGTTAAGGTTCCATCAACAGACATATCAGCGATTGCGATGTCTTGCGTTAGTTCAACAACATTAGATCCAGCACCAATGCCATCTGTGGCAATGATCTTGGTTGTGCCGTTTGCGATGTTAATGTTTGTTCCAGAGCCTGCGCTGATCGTCAGAACCTGACCACCACTTGTATTGTTTTCAATGATCCAAACTTTACTAGTAGTATTTGGAGCCAGAGTAACTGTCCTAGTGGTTGTGAGATCCGCGCTGGAGTTTATTTTTAAAGCGAGAGAACGCGCAGCGTCAGCCGTGCCATCTTGGATTTCGATAGTCGTATCCGCGTCAGCAATGGTTTCTGTGCCATAGCTAAACGCATCCGCGATTAGTTCGAGGTTTGTATTGGTCTTCGTACCCCATGAGCCAGAGTTCTCCCCTGTGGCCATTTCTTCAAGGCGAAGGTCATTATCATAGGTACTAGCCATGTTGTACTATCCTTTTGTTTAATCGATACGGATCAAGCCAGCCGCGCCCGGTGATGGGAAAACGATGCGGAATGTGCCTGCCGTAACTGTGAAGTCACCGCCGAAATTCAAGACAGCAATGGAATTGTCACCAGCCGTTGTGTCGTTATAGATCAACGCGCCAGCCGTTGTGAATGTTGCTGATGTCCACTCTGGGTTATCAAAATCAACATATGCTGTTGTGCCGCTTGTGCCAATCACTGGACTGGCAAGAACTACGCCACCAGTTGTGTAGCCACCACCAGATGCGACTTCGCCGCTAGTGGTATATGCTGTTGTCGCAGCACCTAATGACGCTGATGAAGTATACAGCGCAATCTTAATGGAATCTGTATCCAGATCCTGTTCTTTTTGGAACAAGTCTTCCTTAAAACTTGTACACATTGCTTGTGCGATAGCCATTATAAACCTCCGTTATATTCTGCTGCGTAGTCTCGCTGCATCTCTTGTACAAATAATTGCACTGCTTCGTCAAATTGTGTCTTATAAAGCGCCAATGTTTCCCCAGCTTTGAGGAAGGCTGACGCCTCATAGAGACACGCCGATAATAACACATTTTCTGCGTTATCTCCAATCCAAGTATTTGCGTTACCTGAACTCAATCCTGTTTCTGGCGCGATGAAATCCACCTGATATGTAGATGTTGTTGCATCTGGAGTTGGGGCTACTGTTATTGTTGTGCCTCCAATCGCTGCTGTTTTAGTGCTGTATATCTCTGGAACGCCTTGAGTTGTTGCGTTTGGCCAGTAATCACGCAGATAAGAATCTACTCTGTGATTTAAGTAAGATGTCACGTTTGCGCTGATAACAGACACCTGTCTGATCATTCTTGCGGATGGAACAGTATAATCTACTGTGCCTTGCACTAATGATGCTGATGCCGTTTTCCGAAAGCATGGCAAATTAGGCAGGCGCTGAAAGATCATCTCTTCTGCCTGCTCTATAATTTGATCAATAGATGCTGCCAGCTCTGCGCTGTCATCTTCCAAAAAGTTCTGGATGTTTGCCACTAAAGTTGTGTAATTCATATTCCATTACCCCATGTTCCGTTGCCCCAAGCGTTGTTGCCCCAACCTACTGCTAGATCCACATCACCTATCGCGCCTGTGCCTGCCAAGCCTGTTTCGATGATTTCAGCTACAGCTTCTTCGTTGCCTGTTGCGCCTACCCCGCCGAAGCCAGTTATTGGCCCGACAATAAGGTTAAAGTCACTACCAGCGCCAGTGCCAATTACATGAACAGATCCCGCGCCAGAAACACCAGATACTGATATTTCTGATACGGCTGTTTCTATGCCTATTGCACCTGTGCCAACTACGCTTGCTACAGTAAGTTCATTTTCTAGAACATAAGCTCCAATCGCGCCTGTACCAGCCACGCCTGTTTCTTCTATTTCAGCTTCTGGAACTTCAGTTCCTATAGCGCCTGTGCCTGCCACTCCAGCAACAACAGTCGCAAAGATTAAATCTCCAAGTGCGCCCGTGCCAATGGCACTGGTGACGTTAACGTCAAGAGATATGACAATTGAATATGAACCAAGCGCACCTGTGCCAACTGCTGGGTTAATAGCAGGGTTTGGATACACTGTACCCACAGCGCCCGTACCAGCCACACCAGTGACCGAAGCCTCCATTTCTAGTACAGAGCCATACGAAACCACCCCAAGGCCATGTATGCCCACTGGAGGGCGATCTTGGATAGGCGTAAAGAAATCGAAGTTGTATCCTATAAATACCTCTGCATTTTCAGGATCATTATCTGGACGCGGGTTAAAGAGTGCTGTCGCATCGACAACATTCTTTGCAGGCGTAAGCTGTGGTTGTTTAGGCTCCCAATCGTCTGGGGATACTCTGAGACCATCCCAAGTGGTCATAAGATCGGTATAATCGACCTTTAGTCCACCTCTGTCGCTTATCGCTTGGGATTTTTTGCCTCTTGCGTATTTTGCCATTAATATAAATTCAGCGCAGTGGGCTGAACCCTCAGAGATACACCATCATTGTCAGACGCCGCTGCAAAGCTGAATGATCTTTCGTACATTTCATTTAGCATTGTAAACTTCTCGACTGCAAATTTCATTGCCAGCTTGCTTGCAAGCCCAGCGCAGATGCATTCATTCCAGCGATATGGGATGTCTGCGTCTTGATTAGATGCATTTACATCTTCAAGCTGCCTGATTGCCCAGTAGACCATGCTGTATGTTGTTCTGTCTGGAACCTGCCAGAAATACGCAACAGGCGTATATTGCTTGTCGAGCATGTACTGACTTGGTTTGCCGCCAGAGTTTTTGTTTGGGAGCTGATTGTAATCCGCAATGGAAACACGATTGATCATTTGGTCAGACGTATCTGTTCCAGATGTATCGCGTATCACAGCGTCTATGATGTCAATTGTGCCGACTGGAAGCTCGTATGACAGTGTGCCGTTTACAAGCGTCAAAGTCTGCTGCTCCACAGCCCAATAGTTAATACCTCTATTGGCCCACTCAGCGAAGAGAAGGTTAAGGCTTCGCCGTGCAGACACAGCCTTATCACCAGTTTGAGTTTGGGTATCAATACCGCAACGCTCAAATGCTTCAGTTATGATTTCTTCAACATTTGGTTGAAACGCTACGGTTCCTGAAGTTGCCATTGAAAACTCCTAGTATTCTTTGATGACCCGCAAAACAAGTTGATATGAATCGCCTACTGCCCCAGCGCCATCTGTTGTGAATAGAACGTCCCCAGTTGGGTTTGTGCCATACGACAAAGTTGAAGGAAGACCGCCGAATTTTGAGAAATCGTGATAACCAATATCGTCATCACCAATGTTCATCAAGATTACGTCTGCGTCAGCCTCTGCCAAGATCCGCACGGTCATGCTTTTAATGACCCACCAACCTTCGGCAATGCGAACAGCCGTACAAGGTGCGCCATTTGCGTTGGGAGCAAGTGTAGAAACATCGATTTTGAGAACAGCACTTTCGTCGCCAGTATCAACGTATTGATATTGAAAAGCAAAAACGGCCTCGCGTGTGCTGTCACTAAGTTTTTTTACTGATACAATGTCAGCCATTTGCTATTCCTTTTTTTTAGCTGGACGGCCACGCTTCTTAACAGGTTTATCCGCCCATATATACGCTTCATTAACATCAGGCGTAGAAGGATCGTCTGCTTTTAGTGTGCCGTTCTCATTACGAGCGCGAACCTTGACGGTATCAGAGCCGCGCCGTGCAACTTCTTCTTTGGAAGCTGGTTTGAATCTACTCATAACCTAGCTCCTTATGATGCTGCGATTGTGGCACCTGTGTCAGAACGCTTCCAATCTGTTCCGTCAGAGAAAGCCAAGATTGCTGTGCCGCCAGCGCCGTTTGAAACGTACACAAGAGTACCTGCACCTGCATCAGAAGCTGATGGGGCGTTTGCAACTGTATATGTTGGAACAATAATATCGCCAATGAAACCGTTTGTAGAAGTCACTGGACCTGTAAATGTAGTATTAGCCATTTTTAGTACCCTTTTGCATAAGGATTCGCTTTGCAGTCTATGCAACGTCAGGGGGGCGTGGATACCTGTCTACAAAGCTAATATGATGCCCTTTGAAGAAACAATACATCACATCCAAACAAAAAGAAAGAGGCGATCCGAAGACCGCCCCTTAATCACAACACTCTGGAGAAGTGTTATGCTGCGCCTTGTGATCCGAAGACCCCGCGCCAGTCGGTAGCACCGAAGCTGTAACGCTCACGCACTTTATAGCGCACGTTGCCAGTTTCGAAGTCACCTTCCATGCCTTTTTTCATAGGCGAGCGTTGGAACATTTTCAGTCCATCAGGAACATCAGTTTGTACGAACCACTGGTCGCTGTCTGTTAGACGGCGCATAATGTGGTAACCTTTTGGAAGGTAACCACCTTGGCGGATCGCGTTGATGTCGTTGTCAGCAGTACCAGTACGAAGCTGGGATTCAAGCAAACGCTCTGCAACAAAAGTGTAAGCTGTTGGGATAACCAACTGCGTACCCTGTGCCGCAACGCGAAGACCACGATCATCTTTCATGTCAGCAATCTGAATTAGGATTGCTTCAAGTGACACTTCAGACAAGTCAGCCGCAGTCGCTAGAATGTTAGACTGGTTACCGTTTAGCGTTGGGTGTGCCGCACTCAAAAGAGGTGCGCCGTCCCCACCGTTAACAGTCGTCGCGGTATTCAAAATGTTAGCTGCCTTGATCTCTTTAGTAGAGGCCATTGAGCGAGCCAACGCTTTTGTATAGCGAGAAGCAATCGAGCCGTACTGGCCATCTTCTTCAGCTTCTTCAGTGATTGAGAAAGCCAAAGCGATTGTTTCGTGCTGATAACGCGCAGTCCACTGCTGAGAGGCTGCGTCATAAGAAACCGCAGAACCCTCTGATTTTGTTGGAGCATTTCCAAAACCTGATAAAAGTACGTCTTCCTCGAATGCCTTCTGTGAAGTATTCGATTCAAAGACTGCCTCATATTCGGCAGGATAGCTGTCGTATTCGAGTCCAAAAAGAGTATTTAGACCCGGCTCAAGCATTTTAGCAAAATTTGCTCTATTCATAGCCATTGTTCATACCCTCCTTAGATACCAGCACTGTCTTTAAGAAGATGCTCGTTAATAAGCACTTCCATGACAGCGTTAGCCCCGAATGCATTCTCTGGTGAAGATACCAAAGACAGAATTTTACAAGAAGCAGCACCAGCCGCCATTGTTCCATTCAATTCAAAGCCTGATTGACCAGTCGCTGTGGAACCAGCGCCAGCAACAACATCAGCGCAGTTGCCGATATTGGTCTGAGCAGGGGAACCCGCAGACTGAATTTTATACACAGTATATGGATCATCATATACATATGCGATTATATCAGTGGCTACTGTGCCTGTTGGCCAGTATTCACTGTAGACGTAAGAACCGTCACTTGCTGTGTAAGACACACCCGCAAAAACACCAATGTTATTCACTTCCGTTGCCGAATGTGGGGTAACAACACCACCTGCTGTGATAATGCAAAGGTCACCTGAGAAGATGTTTTCTGCTAAACCACTTGTGATAGTGTATTGGTTAGTGCGAGGTGCATTACCGCTCATGTGACGAACTGGGATAAACCCAAAGGCTGCATCTGCATTTGCCATTTTTCGCTCCTTTTAGCGTTAATTAGTCGCTTGCGGCAGATAACGATCTGCCACGACTTGTTTCAGACTTCCGCTCTTGATAGATCGGTTGTCCACTTCGCCGTCCTAACGCATCAAGATCTCCTGCAATTGATTCATTCAGTTCATCGTTTTTGCCTGAATAATATTCTCTCATTTGATAATGCTTATCTTCTGGCATTTCGCATAAGAGCATTCCTTCAACTCCAATTGATCCTGCCCACTGTCCGTGATTAATTGTTGAAAACAATTCATTCTTCACAGAGTCAGCAGGGCGCGGTTCCCATCCTTCACGCATACGTTTGTATACGTTGTCTGGGCTTTCCTTACCCTGAATCGAGGTAGCTACCCACCTTTGGACATAGCCGGGACGTGCTTCGGGGGCGTCCAAAAGTGATGGTGGTTTCCATGCAGTCATGGGACGAGATTCCTCATCACGCACAGAATTTCGAGCTTCGTTCGCACGAACATTACGTTTCTCAGACATTATTGGCTCCTTTGCTGACGCCGAATTTCGGCTTCATATTTTTTAAGACCTTTTTCATCATTGATTCCAAGTTCTCTAGCCATTCTGAGTTGTTCTTGCGACATCCTCACTCTATTGCCCTTGTAACTCGAAGAACCGCCTGTAGTTGGGGCGACTGGTGGTCTACTTTTCGTTCTTGTTTTACTTGGACTTGATCCCGAAGATAGTTCAGGAAACATTTTTTGTAAACGGTTGTTTAAATTTTGATAATATTCGTTCGAATTTTTGTCAAAGCCTTCCAAGTCAAGCTGGACATCTATTGAACGCGCTGCCGCCGTTTCTCGCTCAAAGCCTTGGGCATTGAACCAGTTGTTCGCCTGCCACCACTGCATAGCTTTTGGGGGGGCTGGGTTTTGTGCAGCCTGCTGTGCGCGGCCCACTGTGGGTGATGCTGCTCCACGTTGCTGGCTTTGTTGCTTTTGCATTTCCGCGATACGCATGGCCGCTCGCATGTCGGCCATTTGCTCTTGGAAGTTTACTTGCGATTTTGTGTCACCTTCCTCCACAGCCTGTTCAAGAGCTGCTTTGGTTTGGTTATAGCGTTGGTTAAAAGCCTGTTCAGCAGATTGCTGAGATCCATGCTCTAAACGCTCAAGGCGCTTTTGAAGCTGAGAGTTTTGCTCTTGAATTTGTCGAGCTTGGATCTCAGCATCCCGCCGTTGGCCGACAAGTTTTTGAATGCGCTTTTGAACTTTAGGTCCATAGTCATCCTCTTTCTCTTCAGCTTGATCTTTGGCTTCTTCCCGTGCCTCTTGGGCAGGTTCATCAACCAATTCTATTTCAAAGTCTTCTGGTTCGCCCTTGGCCTTTTGAATTTCAGCCTCGATTTCTTCCAGAATTTGTTCTTTTTCTGCCATATCAATCACCCTACATATGCCGCGACTTCAACGCCATCTGGCAAGATCGATGTGACTTCATCATCGTTCAGCAGAAGGAATTTTACGCCTTTTACAACAAGTTTCTGACCAGCATATTTTCCATAGGTTATGCGATCTCCGACCTTGGGAAACACGTCTGAACGCCAGCGTTTGCCAGTGTCACGATCCCGATACGCTAAATCGCCCTTGGCGCAAACTGTGCCATGAGCTGTCAGGTATTCTTCATTATCTTGTGATATTGTTGGGAGGTGTATCCCGCTTGCGGTTTTTTTCTTGACCTGATTAGGCTGGACTAAAACCTTCCAATTTAAAGGTATTGGCAGTTGATCCGAAGTTATCGTCGATTCGCTATCTTCGTCAGTGTAAATTTTATCATGTTGATGAGACACGCTATACATCCTCTTCGTTTAATTTTTTCAGTGTTTCGCGGATAACTTCAGATGCTTGCATTAAGCCTTCTGAAATCCCTACGTTTTTATGGTAAGCATTGAAGTCGGTCATCCGACCATCAACCATACCTTCAGCTATTTCCAGCCGCCGTTGTTCCAGATTTTTTCTGATCTGTTGGAGCAGATCGCTTGTTGTCATCTTTTACAGCTCCCGACATTGATACGCCAGTAACGTGTACTTCAACATCTTTTCGTTCTGACATGATTAATAACCTTTCTTTGTAGGCTTCGCCTTTTTCTTCACTACCTTCTTTTTGACAGCTTTCATAGGTTTCTTTTTGCCATACTTCATTTTTTGTCCTCCATTAGACATTAGCGATCCGAAACTTGCGCGGTTCATCGACCCATTACCTTATTGGCCATGTTACCAAAGAACCTAATGACAGGTGGTGCTGATTTAATCGCGCCCATCATAGCTGCTGTAATTACTCCAGCACCGACAGCCATTGGTGCGGTTTCCTCTTTGGCCGAATCAAGGCGTTCTTCTGTGGTTTCGCCCTCGCCACCACCACCGAAAAATCCGCCTAATCCACCGAATGTTGTTCCAGCCGCAACATTTTTTGCTAACCCTGTACCAATAATTTTAGTGACTGCCGCTGGAGCGCCAACTGCTAATGTTGGGGCCATGCCAACCACAGAATAACCTTGATAAAGATCTGGATTGTTTTCTTTAAAGGCAGCTTGCTCTTGGTTGATCTGGCTGTCGATTTCTTGAAATGTCTGATCGCTAAACGGCGCTCTTATGCCAGCTTCGATTTCGCCACCAACACCAGCAATGGTTGCGCTGTCTAATGCAGTCCGCGCTATGCCTTTTAAAACTTCTGGATCTTTATGCGCGTCATACACGTCTTGCTGGTTTTGATTTATTCTTTTCTGAGCTTCATAATAAGTTTCCCAAAAACCAGCCATTAGACCTGACCCCCAGACAATTCACGCGCCAACACCTTCAAGGTGTCTGAAAACCCCTTGTCCAGCTCTTTAGCTGCCATAGCAAACTTCTTAGGGGAAATCTCGTTAGGCTTCAGCCCACGCCGTTCTAAGAAGCTCTTAGCCGCCCTAATCTCTGCCTGCGCTACGCGCTTAACTGCCGCTCTGGCCATCTTCGCCTCCTAGTTCGTTCAACGCTCCGTAGCCCAACATACCAGCACCACCGATAGAAAACAAATTTTCCTTCATTTGTCGCATTACGTTTGCTCTGTAGTCATCTGGGTTGGCCCCCCATTCATTGTAATATGAAACAGGCAAATTATTATCTTTAAAAACTTGCATTAATTCTTTGTTGTCAAGAAGCTCTTGAGGAACAAGCGCCGTATCAAAATCACTTAATCCCATAACCGCATTTGGTTTGGCCTCGAAATATTTTGTTGGTGCTGTTTGCATGATTTCCCCAAGACGATTTACTGCATCTTTCAAAGCTGGGATGTCGTCTATAGATACAAATCCTTCTGAAACAGCAGCCGTTCTGTTGATGTCTGCATCGTTACGGCCAAGAGCAAGCAATAGCTCATTGGCTGTATCCATTGGCATTTCTCTTGTAATTGGCTCTTCGGTCTTGACTAAATCACCATCCGCATTTCTTGACCTGCGTGTCATAATTTCTGTTTTTTTGTGCTTTTCTACCAAGTCATCAATTAAAGTAAATTTGGCTCTTTGAAACTGGTTGAATAAATCGTCAAGTGGACTGTCTCCATTAACATCATGATTGTCCCGCTCACTAACAAAGATCTGCCCTCTGGCCTCTTTGACTTCATCAATGCTTTTGAATGGGCGAGATGTCGCTGCCCTTAACGCACCAGAATAGTTTTGAGATCCAGCTTCAGAAGCTGGCAAATACATTGGCCCATATGTGCCTTGACGCATACCTTTCATAACTGATTTTTGCGTGTACGGCCTGTCTGGTCTGCGACTTCCATCTTCATAATAAGGATCTTGAGGAGATAATACGCGCTTTCCAGAATCCAGAACTTTTCCCTTTGGCTGTCTGCCTGTATAAGCATCTGTCGGATAGATGTTCATATTCGGGCTTAGTTTATTAGGGTCCATGATAAGACTTATATCTCCGAACTGTGCTAAGTTCGAAGGATCAGAAATGCCAATCGATGGGCTTGGTATTCCACCAAGTTCATTTGCAGCCATTATGCCTTCAATGCTTGTATTGTGTGCTGCCATCAAAGGAGCAGTATCAATATTAGGTTCTAATACGGACGGAAAAGATTGAACTTCTTTTTGTAAAATCTGAACACGACCCGCACTTTCATAGCCAAAAGCATCTCGCAGCGAAGAAAACAGCCCCTTGCTAGTATCGATAACTCTTTCGCCAAGTTCACCTATTGCGCCTTTTACTGGATTGCCCATATCACCACGCCTTGCATGACCAGTATCTGGCCTTTGTTTTCGGTCCGGGTTCATCACAATTGTGACGCGCCCTAAAGTTAGATCTGCGACCCTTTTGGTTTTTCTTAATGGTCATGTCTGGATCGCCAAAGGTCACGCGCTTAATCTTATCGCCGTCAGTGACGTATACCACAGATTTCTTCTTGCCGTAAGATGTCTCGCCCTTGGATATGCGGCGTGGGTTGTTTAGCTTGACGCTCTTGCCTTTGTACGTTGCCATTATTCTTCACCCGCTTTTATTAAGCCCATCATTGTATCGATAACAACTTTCTGCTCATCAGTATAGTATTCTGGCTCCCATTGCCCGACAGCATATCCCCGAATAAAAGCATCCTTTCGAGATACTTCATTCCACTGCTCAAACGGCCTTTCTTCGCCAAACCTATCAACAGCGTCTAAATACATATCAACGTCATGTTGGAGTTGCTCTGGTGTTTTTAAACTTTGCAGTATCTCACGCATTTCTGCGTATTGCGGATTGCGTCGAGGCGCTTCGTGCAGATATTCGCCAATGATTGCCTGCTCTAGCTCTTCGCCTTGCAGATCTGGGTCAAATACTTCCATCAATGGGCTGTCGTATCGATCATCATAGGCTTCGGTAAACTCTAACCGCCTGCCGTCTTGAACGCCTTGGTCGCGCAAGTCACGCACCTCAATGTCAGAAAACATTGGATACTGCTCTCGAATACCAGCCAGTGCGCCAAGCTCTTCCATTACCTTGGTACTCCTAGGGATGCGGGGCTGAGTGGCCCGTCCACGTCTTCTGCGCCTCTGAGGTATCTAAGCTCAACTGGAATGGTTGGCCTGCCGCTCTCAATGCCCTCAATGATCCTGTGATTGCCCTCAACGACAAACGGTACGCCATCTTCG